CCCGAAGCGGAGCTGAGCAGGCTCATGGGGGTATATATCGACGGCATTACGAAGATAATTGAGGACTGGGGGGAATATCTCAAAGTTCCCGAAAGCTCATTCCCTCTTGAAAATTCTCTTCCGGAATGCTCATTTCCTGCTTCAACTCTTCCGGAAAAGCTTGTTGCGGAATACACGGGGCTGAGTATCCTCCGGGTCGGCGATCTTGATTATCTGCTGTACAGGCTGTATCTTGCCGATGCGGTGAAATACAATCTCGGCAGGACGGAAAAGGGCATTGATTATCTTAATGCGGCGCATCTGGAGATGTTTTCGGAATATGACCGCAGTGCGTTTCTTTCGGGCGGTGCGAAAATAACGGTGAAAAGGTGATGTTATGGCGAACTGGGGAAGGACGGGGCTTACCAAAGCCGATGACGGAAATGTTGAGATAGACCTTGTGGGCGCTTACACGACATTTACGGCAGAGATACAGAATGAGATAGAGACGATAATCAGGCGGCTGGGCCGCGAGATGCAGGCAGAGCTTGAGGAAAAATCGCCTGACGGTGAATTCTTAGAGAAGAAATACAAGGGCAAAAGATACCGATACAGCCGCAGAAAGTACGGTGCAAGCCCCGGAAGCTACAAGCACGGCTGGAAGGTAAAGTTTAGCGACAGGAAAAAGGGCATGGGAGGAAGGATAGCAGCCACGGCATACCAGAAGGGAGAGGACTACAGGCTTGTTCATCTTCTGGAGTTCGGGCACAGAATGCCCAATGGCGGAACGTTTGGGGGAAATCCCATAGTTTCGCAGATACAGGAAAAATACAGGCAGAAGGTCTATGAAGAGATATCCAAGTGAAAGGGAGGCGGTAAAATGAACGAAGAGAGTATTTCAAAGCTTACTGACAGCTTTTTTGCAAGAATGAGGCTGCCCGATGAAATGCGAAGCGACCCCGAGGAAAGGGAGCTTATGAAGGGTTATATCCTTGAAGGCAGGAAGAAGCTTGACCTTATCGCCTGCGGGAAAAGCGTTGATTACGAAAAGGACGAATATGCGGGAGGACTTTTGTACAACTACTGCTTTTACGCACGGAATGACTGCTGCGAGAA